ACCATATACTACTAAAGAATTCGTTAAACAAGAATTTGCTTCTAGATTAGAATATGTTAACCCATTCGCCATTTACACATATTTGGGAAGTGTTCAAATAACCCCACCATCAGATGATTGGTTCGACACTAATAGAATGCCTGATTTAGTTCAGCAGGTCGAGGGCAACTATACTGCCTTAAAGAATATGATCGATCTTAACAATGGTTGGCCAATTTATGGAGCATGGACTACAGATTGGTCTGGAATTCCACAACATACCATTACACGTAATAACTACATGTCTGGTAACTTTTTAATGGAAAAGACCACTGATAGTTGGTCTCAGACTGGAATTAAATCAAGAACTGGAACTAAGACTGCAATAGTTGCTAAAACAGATTATGAAACAGTTGGTGATAAAGTAGTTTCAACTGCAATCGTTCCATACGTTCGTTCACGCTATATTTTAGTTCAGTCTAAACAATTAAAACCATCAACTCGTTTCTATGCATATTTTAACGAAGTTGACATTAATGCATATTGCACTCCAACAACAAAACTTGTATATACTCCAACAGGTTCTACTGAAACTCAAAAGGCTGCAAATCATAGACTATGGGACACTACAACAAACGTGGGTGGATCTAGTACAGATGCAAAGAGAAGAATTGGTACTGACGTCCAAGTTTGTTTGACTCGTGGTGATGTTATTACTAAGTCAGATAACTCTGCTTCTGCAGTTGTTGTTGGTAAATACTTCCAGTATAATGTCGATGGAACTACATCTTATGTTTTAGATTTAGTCAATGTCATTGGTACATTCACTAGTGGTAATACATTCACTGGTTCTATTAGTGGACAAACTGGTACTGTAGTTACAATTGCAGCTAATACTACATTAACTACAAACCAAGCAGGTGAAGTAAACTTCTTGTTCAACATACCTAATAATGAATCTGTTCGTTTCCGTACTGGAAAATCTCAATTGAAATTGATGGATTCTTCTACATCTACAGGAAATTACACTTCCCGTGGTATGGGAACTTATGAGGCAACTGGAACATTACAAACTGTCCAGGGTCAAGTTAATGCTGTTAGAAATGCAACGATTGTACAAGAACAGATTAACCCACGTGCTGGTGATCCAAACACTTATGAAATTGTTAGCAGAAGCGGTGCTTCTTCTACATCTAGAGTTATTGCTGACTTAACACCAACATGGTCAGATCCACTGGCTCAATCATTCTATGTTGAGTCAAAAGGTGGTGCATTCTTAACAAGTATTGATTTGTTCTTTGCTACTAAAGATATAGGGACATCAGTATCTGTTCATATCCGTGAGATGGTAAATGGTTCACCATCACATCAAGAACTTCCATTTAGTAAGGTAATTTTAAACCCTGATCAGGTAAATGCACCTGTTGCTGGAACTACTCCAGAAGCGTCTGGATATACATCCGTAGCATTACCAGATGGTAATTCTTATGCAGATTACAATACACCAACAAAATTCACTTTTGAATCTCCTGTTTTTGTAGAAGATAGTAAAGAGTATGCATTCGTTATTCAGTCTGACTCAAATAACTATAGAGTTTGGATCTCTAATATGGGTGACCAGATTCCAGGAACAAGCAGAACTATTTCTGAGCAACCATATGCAGGTGTAATGTTTAAGTCTCAGAATGCTTCGACTTGGACACCAGATCAAAACCAAGATATTAAATTCACAATACATCGTGCTGTATTTGCTACAAATACAATTGGTGCTATTGTCATGACTAACAATGTATTACCACACGATCAGTTATATCGTGATCCAATCCAGACTGTTTCTGGATCAACTACTGTTCGTATCTGGCATCCAAACCATGGAATGTCTTCTGGTTCTAGTGTACAGTTAAGTGGATTGACATCTGCTGTAAATGGAATTCCATATACTGAGATTAACGGAACTAAAGTTATTTCTAACGTGGATGCTCATTGCTACACAATAACAACTACTACTGCTGCAACATCTACTGGATATGCTGGTGGTAACTTGTTAAAGGCATCAAAGAATATTGCATATGATTTGATCAAACCAACTTTACAAGTACAAACTTTTGGTGAGACTAAGGCAAGTTTCTCTATTAAAACAACATCAGGAACTTCACCAGATGGATCTCAAACATCTTATGTTACAGATACTGCTTATTCCCCAGTTATAGTTGATAGAGATAACATTTGGGACAAGACAAGAATCGTCGCCTCTGAAGTTAATGAAAACACTTATATGAGTGGATCGAAGTCTTTGGCATTGTTGTGTCAGATTTCTACTACAAATGATGCAGTGTCTCCTGTTATTGATACTGCTCGTTCTAGTGCAGTACTAATTAATAATAAGTTGAACTATGCAACTGAGTCAAACACTAACGTAGCTGCATTGGATACTAAACTAATGTTCGCAGGTTCTGCTGGAACTATTACTGGTGTTCCAAACACTGGTGTATCAGTTAGCGTCGCTGGTGGATCATATAACTATGCTATTACTGGAACTGCTCTGACACTAAGTGGTTCTCAGTCTCTAACTGTAGGAACACAGTATTATTATTCAAATAGACTATACTTGTGTACTATTGCTGGTACTGCAAGCGTTAGTGCTCCTACTCACACTTATGGTATAGCGACCAACGGAACTGCGACATTACAGTATGTTGGAAGTGCTTGTTCTATAACTTCCACTAACTCTACTGTTAGAGGTTTGATGGCTGGTCTAGGAATCGGAAGATATATTCTTACTGGTGGTTCCGCTAACTCAGCTAACAATGGAACATGGTTGGTGACTGGATACGGAGACGATGGTACTACAGGAACTGTTTATGTTGACTCTTCTGTAGGTAACGTCTTTACAGCTGAGACTGTAACTTCTTCTTCGATTTATGTAGCGGTGAAAGAATTGTTCTACGATGAGATCGCTCCAGTCGGAGGAAGTTCACTAAGTAAATATGTAACTACACCTATCAAATTTGCCAACTCTTCTACTTACGCTAGAATTAAGATTGCGGCAAACTGCCCTAATGAGTCGGACATTAAAGTCTACTATAAGACATGTCTAGGCGATAGTAAACAGTTAGACACTATTAGATATGTACAAGCCCAAGCAGAAGGTAATGGATTGATTAAAGTTGATAACGGAAATTATGCATTCTCTGATGTAGACTATACTATGACTAATATGACTCCATTTGATACTATTGCCGTTAAACTTGTTATGCAGGGTACTAATACATCTGCACCAACTATTATTAAAGACTTCAGAGTTATTGCCTGCGCTTAAAGATGAATCAGTACGTAAAAGTTGAGGGACATAATGGCTTAGTTAGGGACATGTCTACTGGAGCCATTATAAATACCAATAGAACAGACTATGATGAGTATATGGCTAGAAAAAGAATGGCTGAACAGCGAGAGGCTGAAATTTCTAAACATTCTGAAGACATAAATATACTGAAGAACGAACTGCAAGACATAAAATCTCTCATTTTACAGCTTTTGCAAAAGAAAGATTGACTAAGGAAACTTAAATGCCAAATATTACAGCAGCGACTATTACGCTAAGATCTACCAAGGGTAGTCCTCTTACTAATACTGAAGTCGACAATAACTTTAACAACTTAAATACAGCCATTGCGACTGGTCTTACTGCTGCTAGTTACACTGCAGCAGACGTTCTGGCTAAACTTATTACCGTTGACGGATCTGGCTCTGGTTTAGACGCTGACTTACTAGATGGTTTAAACTCTGCCTCTACTAACACAGCTTCTACTATCGTTGCTCGTGATGCTTCTGGTAACTTCTCGGCTGGTACGATTACAGCTAACTTAACTGGTACAGCCTCTATCGCTGCTAGTTTGAACTACACAGTTACAGTTGGTGGTGGTGGTACTGGTTCTACTACTGCAGCTGGTGCAAGAACTAACTTAGGTTTGGTTATTGGTACAGACGTACAGGCTTATGACGCAGAACTAGCAGCATTGGCTTCTACAACTTCTGCAGCTAACGCACTACCTTACTTCACTGGTGCTGGTACTGCAACTACTACAACTCTTTCTGCATATGGTCGTTCTCTTATCGATGATGCAGATGCAGCTACTGCTCGTACCACACTAGGTGTAACTATCGGTTCTGATGTGCAGGGTTATAACGCTAACTTAGCTGCTATTTCTGGTGTAACATTAACTGGTATGTACGCACGTACTGGTGCTGGTACTGCAGCTGTGCGTACTATTACTGCTGGTAACTCTGGTATTACTGTTTCTAACGGAGATGGTGTTGCTGGTAACCCAACTATCTCTGCTGCTGTTACATCTGTTCAGGGTAACACTGGTGCGGTTATCGTTTCTGTTCCTGTTACATCTGTTCAGGGTAACACTGGTGCGGTTATCGTTACGAACATCGCTGGTTCTTCTGCATCTACTTCAAACGCTCATGCGGCGCACACTTCTCAGTTCTCACACCATGCTCAATATACTCCATGGTCGCAAGTTCAGGGTCGTCCACACCACCTATCTCAGTTCGCTAACGACTTAGGTAACTACGGTGGATGGGTTCCACATAATACAAAAGTTGCGAACCCTGATATCACACCATCTATACTTGGTCGACAGCAAGGTAACGTAGGCGGTAACTGTGGTAACATCGCCATTAACTGTTATTCTAGACTACATTTAGATTCAAACCACCACTTTGACCCGCATTATCACCACAGAAATTGCACTAACTGTAATTGTAATTGTTAAGGAAAACTAATAATGCAATATATAACAAAAACACAACATCGCACTAGATATGCTGGATTTCCATTCGGTAATCCAAATGCATATTTACAGAAACATCATTTAGAATTTAATGGATTGGGAAGTGATTTTGATGTCAATAGTGTAACTCCAGATGAGTTTACTGCTCTAGTAGATGCTTTAGATTCTACTCAATTCGATGC